AGGGTCTAGTTTTATAAGCAGTGCATCGTATGTGTCGTATTCATTGTTTGTAATACCTGCAATATCAGGACGAGGTTGTTCTCTAAACAATATAGTAATGGCTGGCCCTAAGTCTCCTCCTGATTTTAAATAGGAAATCATATCAGGATTGTTCATCTTTTCAGCACGAGTCATTAGCATCTGCCTAGTGTCTTCTTCTTTCTTCATGTTTTGAAGATTGCTTGCTAACTTAGCTGCACCCGCGTAGTCACCTGTAGCTTGCATTAACATAATTAACTTACGTGCATCTTCAGGATCACTAGGGTCTAACTGACCCATAGCCTGCTGTAGCTGTTGTCCTTTAGATAGTTGTGACTGGCCTGTCAACCCACGCATACCCTGCTGCATCATTTGAGATGCTTGTGCGCCTAGCTGCATTTGTTGAGCTTCACTGCTGGCGTTAGGGTCTATACCACCACGGTCAATACCTGTTAATAGTCCTGCTAGTGAATTTGCCATCGTCTTACCCTCCTCCATAAATTCTTTCAAACTCAGCCATTCGTTCTTCTTCACTTAAGTCTGCAACATTGCCTGTAAACGCATCTCCTAAACCTACGTCAAATAAACCGCTTGCTCCTCCAAGACCTAAATAATCTCCTGCTCTTTTAAGCCAGCTTGGGGTTTTACTTCCACCTACGCCCAAAGCACCTAACAAGCCCTCATCAGCTTGTGGGTCTCTGCCGGATAGCAAAGCAAGTAACTGTTCTTGAGGAGTAATTCCTTGTCCTAACGCACCTTGTAACATACCCTGCAACTGCTGTTGCTGTAGTCTGTTAGCCATGTCAGCACCGCCCATGTAAGACTCAAGACCTTGGCTACCTAGTTTAGACTGTAGCTCTGTGCCACTAAGCTGTCCACGTTGTGCCATCTCAGCAGCAGGCATACCAGCTTGTAGCAAGTTAAGGGCTTGCTGCTGTGGTATATAGCCTGCACTGAGTAGTGCCTGCATGTTCTGTATATTAGCACCTCGTAGCTGTGAAGGCATCATTTGAGCTTGCTGACCAAGACCAAAGAGTCCAGACCCTAGACCTAAGCGACCTCGCTGTAAAGCCTGTTGTGACTGTGCTGCACCAATGTCTGCACCCTGCAAAGCCATAAGGTTCTGTAGGTCTTGCTGTCCAAACCCACGGCCTGTCTGCGCCCCCTGCATACCTACGCCTGCAAGTGTAGCACCGCGTCCTATGCCTGCTGTCTCTAGCTCTGAGCCTAGACCCGCTAGTCCTGATGTCATACCAGTAAGAGCCTGTGCAGTCTGGAGTCCTTGCTGCTGCTCTTGCATACCCATCTGACGAGCCTGTAGAGCTGCACCAGCTTGTGCTTCAGCCTGTGCTTTAGCCATAGCCAACTGCTCTGGTGTACCGCCATAGTCTGCTGTCCTTACACCTGAGCGTCCCTGAGCAAGAAGATTCTCTCGCATACGTAGAGCCTGTCGCTCTTCCTCTGGCCGCTGTGTAGCGCGTATAGATTCATAGATGTCAGACTGTCGTTGCTCAGGAGAAGTCAACAGTCCTTGTCCTGCTTGCATAGCTAGGTTGCCGTACTGAGAACGTAGGTCTTGAATGTCCTGTGGCTGTCTAGCTCTTCCAAACTGCTGCTCTGCGCCCATTAGACCTGCTTGAGTTACACCCTCTAGTCCTGTAGGCTGACCGACCTGTCCTAGTTGTTGACCAAACAAACCACCCATAGCACCACGCTGGGCTGCAATAGATGGGTCATAAGCACCTACTTGACCTATCTGCTGCTGAGCTTGACCCATAGCTTGCCTTCCAACTTGACCTGTACGTGGGTCATAGCCAGCTCCTAGACTGCCAGCCATTTGACCAGCACCACCTAGTAGTTGATTTTGTAATTGTTGTTGTTGACCACTAAGACCTAAGTTGACATCACCTTGTGCGCCTACTTGTGCGTTGGCTAGATCAGAAGTAACACCAAAGGGTCTAAACTGTGTGCCTTCAAGGGCGCGTTGACCCATGCGTTCAGCAGTCTCCAGACCTGTCACTCCTGTCTGATATGCACCTTCAATGCCTTGCTGACCTGCGTAGTATCCTCCGGCTGTACGTAGCGCATCACCTAAGTTACCGCTAAGTAAACCTGTGAGACCTAAGCCTCCGTATACCCTGTCGTCTACGCTGCTACCACCGGAATACGGGTTGCCGCCTGTGGGTAGTATAGGGTCTCCTGCGCCAGTATAACTCCATCCTCCGTTTGCCCCTACAGGCCCATAACCAATAGGTGACTGAAATTCTGACGCTGAGTTTTGGTTTCCCATAGGTTGGGGATTAAACCCGCCAGTCCAAGACCAGTCCTGATTATTTCCTGTCGATGGGCCAAACGTCCCCGGCCCATAGTTTTTTGGGTCAAAAAAAGTTCCTCTTCTGCGATCTTCTTCAGTAAGAGGGGAAGGGGGACCATTACCATACATACCCACTGGGTCGCTGAATATGATGGGCTGATCATATCTAACTTCTAGTGGAGCAGGTTCTTCGATTTGCCGTTTTTCTCTCTGAGTCATTACTGTCATTAGTAAGTACCTCCGGTAATAGTATCAGCCGTGAGTGTACCCGTTACAGTAACTGTGGCTGCTGTGACAGTACCTGTAAATGTAGGAGAAGCAGAGTCAGCTTTGCTGTTTACCGCAGTAGCAATGTTGTCATACTCTGTGTTAATTTCTGTACCACGTACAATCTTATTGGCGTTACCAGAGGGTAAAGAATCCTTAGCCGCAAAGTTAGTGGTCTTTGTATAGTTGGACATTTAGATAAGTCTCCCTAGTAAAGCGTGTATGTCAATCTTTTGAATGGAAAAAGGTACGTCATTAATCTGTGCTTCAATACCAATAGTAACTACTGACCCGCTACCACCTGTGTTTACAGAAGGCTTGTTAAGCAAAGCATCGACACTTCCTGAGTATTCACCTATTGCGTACTCCGCAACACCGTACTCTGCAATAGTATTGCCTGCGGAAAATGTAAAGGCTTGTTTATTATAACTGCTTGTATAGTCATAGCCCCAGTTTAGAGTAATGTTAGTGCCGTGTGCGCCTACAATAGTCAAGTTAAACTTCTTCAAGAACTTAAGGTTAGACGCGCTACCAAAGTCTGTAGGATTACTAAAGTAACGTAGCTGATACGTAGCTGTGCCGTCTTTATACCCTGCATACTTAACAAGACCAGTAGACTTGCCTATGTATATAGTACCATCTTCTAGCTTACCTAAAGACACTGGGTCTATCTCTGACCATGTAGTAACCCTGTGCGCCCCTGATTGGTCTATAGGGCCACGCATGTCAAAGCAGTACACAGTATTGCTAGAGGGTAGAGAAAGCAAGTAGAAGGCTTCTGATGCGCTGTACAGGGACTTAATGGGTAAAGCCTGTACATCTACTAAAGCCATCAGGTCATTACGGACATTCTTACTGATGTCACGCATAGGCAGAGATTTTTCTTGTATCACTCTACCAAAGCTACGCAGACCTGAGTCTGACAGGAATAATACATCAGTACCTGTACGCTGCACAGAGTCACGCGCTATGCAACCTACGCCATCAATAGTATCCACAAGAGCCATTGAGTCTGGAGAAGTAGCTCCTGAATAAACAACAATAGACTTTTTACCAAAGATAATTAAGAAGTCATTGTGAGCAGTTAAAGCTACAATCTCATCATAGCCTGAAGGCCATACTTTAGTTAAATCTAAATTACCTGTGCCTGTGCCTGTCCAATGTGCAGTGTTTGGCGTAAGACCACTCCAGTAAATTGTGTTTTTGTTTCCTACTATGTCTGCTACCCACAGGCGACCAAAGGCTGCTAAGATTTCATTACCTTGTGGCATGGTGCCTGTAGTATGTGGATGAGTTGATATAGTTTCTAATACAAAAGAACCAGTATGGTCTGATCCAATCAAAGGCTCATGTCCACTTTGAACCATGTGCATGTGGTTGTCAATAGCTACACACTTCCAGTTGTTAGCCGTAGGTGTATAGCCAGAAGGGGTTATGTCTACTAATGTAGTAGTCCCTAAAAATATTTTATCATTACCAGCAGAGATTACACGTTTGTCACCACTAGCATCTACAAACTCAAAGATAGTTTCTATCCCACGGCTGCTGCCTAACACAGAAGAACCATTAGTAGTAACTTCTTCCCAACCCTTACGTGCGCCTATACGTCCCAGCTTATCAATGACACAGTTGTCAGCAATAGCAGCAAAGGAGGGGTCTACACTAATAGGCGAATCCTGTGTGTTAAGCCCAGCAAAGCCCGGACTTGCTATAGTAATGTTCTGTAGTTGTTGAGCCATTATGAGTACCAGATAGTTTCTTCAGGATGTAATGCAGCATCCATAGCAATGGCATCAGCCAATGTACTATCAGCTATTGCGAACAGTTCTGCTGCGCTTGCGCCTCCGGTTTCTCCTCTCTCTCGTGCTGCCATTGCGGTAGCCAGTTGAATCACAGGTGTTGACGGTACAGTTAATACATCTGTATCTGCTGTAAAGTCTTTAGTACGTAACACTACGTTAAAACGTAACGTGTACTCAGCATCAGGTATAGGATATAAGTCAACACCGTTAATACCGTTAAAGCTGTAGAACTGAGTAGTGCCTTTAGGTACACTAGGAAAGTCTAAGAATGCCTCATCAAACCATCGTGATGTCTGATACCGTAGGAAACAGTTTTGACTATCATTAGTAACGTCTAGTATTTTAATAGTGTTGTCAGCGTCTGTCAGTACATAGTTAAAGACATTAGCCTGTGTATCTACTGTTAGTGTATTACGCAACCCTGTCCAGTCCCAAGCATTCTGTACGTCACGTTTAGCGTCATTAACATACTCGCCTATTAGCTTAGAGTAGTTGTTTTCGCTTACGGTAGATACTTCGTTCTCGCGCAGTCTGACTAAAACTTTATTAACGAGTTGTAGGTATGTCATTATATAGACCTTCTTTGTTGTGCAAAATCAGACTCAAAAGGTGACGTAAGTAAATCTTCAATGCTTGTTTGTTGTGGTTGTATTAGTGGGCCAAAGTCTGTAAGTTCTATTTTGTTTTTAAACTTAAACAATTCGTTGTCAAACAACCTATCTGTTGTGCGTGAGCCTGATGGTATAGGTAAATTAAAACCGCCACCTAAACCACCTGTAGGTAAGTCAATACTAGGTAAGTCAATACTAGGTAAATCAATATTTGGTAACGCGTTTCTAACGGCTGTGTCTAAACCAGATAGAGCATCGCCTACAGGCCGTATAACAGCGTCATCTACGTTTTTAGCTACTTCTCGTACAGGTTGTATAATAGCATCATCGACAGCACTGCCTCCCGCTCTCACAACGTCTTCGACAGCACTGCCTGTTGTTTCAGCTACTTCTTTAATTGGTTGTAAAACCTGATCATCTAAGTTACGACCAAACTCTTTTACTGTCTCTGAAACCCCTAGCTTACCTACAGCGTTTTCTACAAAATCAGCAAGAGCTGTACCAGCTTCCCCAAGAGGACGTACGAGACCCCTAACAACATCTTCAACAACCCCTAAGTCTATGTTAGTTTCAGGCAAATCAATAGAGCCTAACGTGCCGCCCTCTCTGATGTATTTACCTAAGCCCTGCGCCAGTGCCTCATCTAACTCCGCACCACCAGCTACAGCAGATACAACTTGACCTAAACCTTCTTGAAAATCATCATATTGTATTCCTGCGCCTTCAATGGTTGCTTGGTCTAACCCTACTGCGTCTAAACCTCTGTTAATCAACGGTTGACCTACAAGAGCTAGAGCAGCTCCTTCGACATCACCAGCGGCTGCTACATTTAGGGCAGTCTGTGTTTGAGCATAAGTAGTGCCAAATAAGCCTTTTCCTGTGTTAGCTACTCCCGGCCCCATTTGACCCACAGGCATTGCACTAGCAGATGGAGG